ATTGAACTCTGTGTGGAGCCAATAGCTGTGTGTGATAGCGTCTACGTAGGGTATCACTTCAGGATACTCAAAAGGCTTAAAAGCGACTCTTTTATCAAAGATTCCCATTTCTTAATTTGTTTTTTTTGATTTAATAATATTCGGGCGGTGAAGGTGAATTACTCGCCTACGCCATAGGCGATGGGGCGTGCTTCGGAGGTCATCGACTCACCTAATGGTGACGCCTTACTCCGTTTTTGTTTAATGTCCGACTCAATTCCTGAACCAGACAGTATTTTTAAACCTTGTTTTTTAATATTTATGCTTGCGTTTAAATCCCTATCATGTACTGTATTACAACTTTTACAAATCCATTTTCTATCTTTTAGAGTGAGATCTTGATTGATATAGTTACAGACATTGCAGGTTTTACTACTTGGAAAGAATCGGTCAATCTTAATGATTACTTTATTATTCCAATCTGCCTTATATTCAAGCATATCATAAAAAGTACCTAAAGAGACATCAGAAAGTGCTTGAGCTAATTTATGATTTTTCATCATATTTTTCACAGCTAAATCTTCAATACAAATTACATCGTGGTTTTTGATAATCTCTGTACTGACTTTATGCAAATAGTCTTTTCTGATATTGGTTACTTTTTCGTATACTGTTGCAAGTTTATGTTTTTGTTTTAATCTAGAATTGCTTCCTTTTACTTTTTTAGATAACTGTCTTTGTTCATATTTTAATTTTTTTAAATTGTTTTTAAGCCTTGATGTTTTTATATACTTTACCATCTGAAAGAATTGCTAAATCTTTTATACCCGTATCAATGCCAACTTTTGAGTTTGTTTTTTCAAATGGGTTATGTTCAACTTCACAAGCAATGCTAACATGATATTTGCCGGTTGTAGATTTTGATATGGTTGCAAAAAGAAGTTTACCTTCTACTTTCCTATGTAAGTTTATTTCGATCCCTTTTTTAAACTTTGGTATCCATAATTTATTGTCTTCAATATACACGGACTGAGGTATGGTGAAACTTTGCTTGTCTGATTTACTCTTAAACTTTGGAAATTTAGATTGCTTCCTGTAAAATTTATTGTATGCGGTATCTAAATTTCTAAGCGAGGATTGTAAACTTTGACTGTTAATCTCTCTAAGCCATGCAAATTGCTCATGTTTTTTTAAAATAGTCAAGTCATTTGCATTATCATAATAATTGAGAGATTTTTTTTCCTCTAAATAAGCCTCCTTTCTACTATCTAAATATCGATTAAACACGAACCTACAAGCTCCAAAGTGTTTGGAGAGAAGCTTTTTTTGCTCATCATCGGGAGCAATTTTGAACTTATATGATTTGTGTATTATTTTCATCTACTAATAAATAGTCTTAGTTTTTACAAAAATACAACTATTTTGTAAAATAATTACATTTATTTTGAGGAGGGTTATAAAAAATAAATTTTCTATATCTCAGATACGTTCTGACGGGTACTTTATGTCTCGGTCATATAAATAGGGCGGACCATAAAGAAAAAACTATTTATTTATTTATTTTTTTAGTCGACTTTGATGATACCTATCACCCTATTTACTGAACTTGCTCTTCAGCTTATTCAACTCATATTCTGAGAACTCACCATTCCCTCCATCTGAGTCACCGGCAGAGTCGTCATACAGATCCTCAGATATGTTTATGTACCCTTTTGACAGGTCGATGGTGGCTTCGTATGTCATTCCGTCACCTCCTAGTCTAGATTTCATGATGTGGAATCTTCCGGTATTGTTCATCTTGTCCTTCCTTTTCCGAGAGAGAGAGACGCTGAAGTCTGCTATCATCATCTTTCCGAAGCTACCGGCCACCTTATCTCCTTCAATGATGTCATCTTTGGCCCCCATACGGTTTATCTGCGATGGACATACGATTGGGATCTTCAAATCCTTTGCTAGGCCTTTCACATCTGTGTAGATGTCATCAATCTCCTCTTTAGAATCCTTCCGTAGCTTCCTAGGCCTTAGCAAATCCGGGTAGTCTATAATGATTAGGTCTGGAATGAAATCATTCTCATGCTGTAGCTGCTTAAGATGGGATTCTACAGTATCTAGTGAGGCTCTGCCGGGAGAAAACTCCTTGATTACTATCCTTCCTGTGAGGTTCTCAATCATCTTCACCACCTCTTTGCGATGGTTCTTTAGCTGCTTGACGTCTATTCCTGTAAGGATGGAGTCAATCTTCTTACCTACGTACCGGTCGTCTAGCTCTAGGGTATAATACACCACGCTCTTACCAGTTTTCACCAGGTGGGCGGCTATGTTACACACTACGGTAGATTTTCCTATGCCGGGAGGTGCAAATAGTAGCATTAGGTTTCCTCCACTCAATCCTCCATCGGTGATATCGTTAAATATCTTCCATGGGAATGGCACTTTCCGGTCTTCTTCTTCTCTGAACCGGCTCTCAATCTCCTTTTCGTACTCATGGCCTATGTTCTTATCATTACCTGCTTTAAGGGCCATGTCAATGGTCTTTCTGATGCTTTCATACTCACCGGCCTTTAACAGGTCTACTGAGGTCAGTAGGGCCTCTCTGAGCCTTTGGTTCTTACAAAAGTTATAGAACTCCTCTTTGACATACTCGACCTCATCATGAGCGGTGGTATAGATCTGTTTCAGCTCTTCCTTGATGGATACTCTGAGGACTTCATTCTGCTCCTTCTTCATTTCTATCTTTATCACCTCTAGGGTGGGGTGGATATGGTATTTCGCATAGTAGCTTAATGCCATGTTCACAATCCACTTATGGGCCATAGATTCGAAGTAGTCTACAGTGATTACATCTGATATCTTTTGTATGAAGGGCTTATCATTCAGCAAGGAGTATAGCACTTTCACTTGGAATGGGTATCCAAAGTCGTTTAATTTATCTGCTGTCACTGGTTTTTAATTTTGTCTGTAACTGTTAAGGGTTGAAAATAGGTTCAACCATGTCTCTACGTTCAGTATAGCACCTCCCATCCTATCCTGCGAATACGTCTTTATAAAATCTGATTTTCTGAACGCTGGGATCAGTGAGTGGTAGCTGTCGATTATCGATTCCTTATCAAAATCTGATATGTTAGGATCCTTCAGATTCATTATCCTGTAGAATATCTCAACGTCCTTATCTGTGTTCAATATCTTCTGATACAATACGGAGTTTTTAGGAGGGTTGCTGCACACCTCATACAGGTCTTTAAGAGTTCTAGACTGTTTTTCCTTCATGAACTCAAATAGCTTAGGAGTGTTCATCTTCCCAAATCCCTGTACCCCCGTGATGTTGTCAGAGGTATCACCTACCAGAGTCTTGAACAGGAGGAAGTTATTAGGGTGTACGCCGTATTCGGATAGTATGTCCTCTACATGGTAGATTTTCTTCTTAGTAGGACTGTAGAGCTTCACCCTGTCGTTGACAAGCTGCATGAAGTCGTTGTCTGAGGACATTACGAATATCTCACTATCGTCGTACTCTTTATATATCATCCCGGCAAGGTACCCTATAACATCATCAGCCTCTAATCTGTCTATTGAGATGTTCAATACCGGTAGGTAATCCAGGTAGTCTACTAATCTCACTATCTGGTCATACTTAGAGTCATCTTCCTCTGACTTCGTATTGAAGGACTTGTAGTTCATCTGCCGGGTAGTGGTCCGGTTAGACTTGTATTGAGGATATAGATACTTTCTGCTAAGGGATCCGGACTCTCCATCAAACACTATCACTACTCTAGTAGGGTTTAGCAGCTTTATGGAGTGTCCGAGAGACCTTAGGAACCCTATGAGACCGCCTACATCATTACCTGTGGTGCTTACCTTGTTTACTACTGCGAAGCTCCTTAAGAAGGTATTCATACCGTCTATTATAAGGACTCTGCTGTTCAGATGGAAGCCCGTAGGAACCTCATCTTTCTGTATCTTGGAAAATATGTCTAGTAGGCGGTCTTTGTTCATAGGGTTATTTTATACTGTAATTCAATTCTAATCTTCTGCCTGGATGTTATCGAAGGTTTCTTCTCTATCCTCCTCTTCTATCAGGTCAAAATCTGAAGTTCCGATGATTGCAGACCACTCTTTCGCATGAGCCTTCTTGTACTTTGCAATCTGGGTAGGCGTATCGAGGATGAAGCCATGCGGAGTAATCAGAATCTTGGCTGTTGAAGTGAGCCCATTGATATGGTTCTTCTCTATTGACACTTTTGTTCTCTTTGCAAACTCAATATCCTTGCCATCCTTTTGGGCTTTGATTTTTGAGGTGCCGGAGTTGGTCACGTTACCGAATAGGATTACTATTGAGGCATCTGAATACAAGGCGTTGCCTCCTTTGGACTTTATTTTAGGCAGTTCTCCGTAAGTAGATGGCTTATCCACCCAGATCTTGTTCACTACGATGAACGTATTGGTGTACTTCCTCGACATCTTCCGAGATACGATGATCTGTTGGTCGATGAAGTTTCCGAAGTTCCTACTCATGGCAGCAGCGGCCCACTCATTGTTCTGAGACTTAGAATCGATGGACTGTTGGCATGGAATAGTACCGGCACAGTCCCAAAAGAATACCAGGTCCATGGGTAATCGGCCCTTGTTCTGCTCATCCATCAGATCTGCCATGAAGGCGGCTACTTGTTCGATGGTGCTTACGTTGTCAATGTCCACGTAGATGAAATCTCCAACGTACTTTACCTCTCCGGTTTCCGGATCAGGCACCTCATCAAACTTCAGTCCCATCATCTTTGCATGCTCCCATGAGAATTTCATCTCAGTGATGATTAATACAGGCAGCTTGCCGGACTTTTGTGCTGATACTACAGCTTCTATGCCTAAAGCGGATTTACCGCTGTCAGAATGGCCTCTAATCACCGTTACGTGACCTTCGGGGATTCCTGGTAGGCCTGTTGCTTCGCTGAAAGCATCTGACACCTTTAGCCAAGTCTGAGGTTTCATTCCATTAGTAGTAAGGAATTTACTCTTCTTGAAATTCTCTAAGTTAAAGGCACTAGTTTTCTTGCCAAGGGCGCTAGTTACAGCGCCCTTGATATTTTTCTCTTCACTCATATGTTATTGTGGGGTTTAGTCTTCTCCGAAAAGCTCGTTGAATTTGTCTTCTTTAACTTTGGCAGTAGGCTTCTTAGCGGCTAACGCCTTAGCAGTCTTCTCTTCTACATCCCAGGGAAGATCTGAGTCATCGTCAGAATCATCAGCTGCTGCTGCAGGGGGTGCCACCTTTTTAGCAGGGGCTGGTGCGGCTACTTTTGCGATTGGTAAATCGTCATCAGACAGTGATTCGGAAGGGTTCAGGTATTCTTTAAGCATCTGCTTAATCTCTTCATAACTATACTTTTTGTAGATCTCCAGAATGTCTTTCTGACCATCTAGCCACTTCTCTACCAATGTTGCGTCTGTTGAGAGCGGTGATATGTTACGCTTAGGCGTAATGTTTACTGCGATATAAGCTACATCACGCTTACCAATCTTAATGCTGTCATTGTACCCTTCAACTGTCAGGTCAGTTCCCTCATTAATGTCGTCAATGTTTCCGAAGTCTTCATCGGCCATGATACCGAGTAGCTTCTCATAAGTAGTCTTGTTGAACTTCCAAAGGCGTACTCCAAGTCCCTCTTCTCCTCTAACCACCACGTTGGCGTAATACTCAACTTTGGGTCGGATTTTTTTAGCGAGGTCTTTACTGTCGTCTGTGTTCTCGCTGTACAACTCTTTAACGAGCTGCTGAACAGGATCCTTCTCGTTGAAGTTCTCCAGGGAGTACACATTCTTCTTAAACACATTGTACTGGTGGAAAGACACCTCGATGAAAGGGAAATCCTTGTTCGCCTTCCTCGGTACAATACGAACTACTTGTTTACCGAGTTTTGGTTTCCAAAAGATAGTCGAGTAGTCTATCTTTTCAAAACTTCCGGAACTTTTTGACTGGAGCTTAGCCAGTCGCTGCTTGATCAAATCAATGTTGGACATAACATTTGTTTTTAAGTGGATTGCAAATATAAAAGAATTATAGGAATTTCCTAATTAAATTATCTTCTAGAGATAAATAATTTTATACACCTTAGTGTTCAGCTTGGCAAATTGGCCAGCTCTAGTCAGCAGAATGCTGTTTCTGTAATCGGCCCAGTTAATCCTGTATGACTTATCCAATACCCCATTGTTGATGGTAGTGATTAGCGCATTGAGGGAATTAATGGTGTATAGCGTATCCGTCTCTTTACGACGGTGCATTAAGATAGTTCCCGGTAGTATTTTAGACCTGTCGAAGTTCTCAACGTCTAGATTATACGTACATACATACTCATCACTATCAGCAACTTCTAATACGAATATCTTGGAATAGAGTATTGTATAGTTAGATGTGATGTCTGAGATAGTGTCTTGGATCTCAGCTTTTTGTGTAAATGTACAGAATAATTTGTTCAATGAGTCGTCTAATGGGATGTCAATATCATTTATTATCATATATAAATATATTAAGGTTCGGTTGTAAATCAAATGGTTTTCATATCGTGGTAATTCTTACCGTATTTGCAGGAGGTTTTGTATCCGCCCTCTTCAAGAATATCTGAGATGGCGTTCAAAGTAGCCTTCCCATCTTCTTTACAGTAGTCTATCAGGAAGGAATCATAACAGTACAAAATTAGGGAACTTTTCTTATCCTTGAGATATTTTATTATTCTGCTCAGCACCTGGATGTTCCTCTCTGTCTCATAGTTCTGCAGGATGTACGGCAGTATTTGGGTCTTGATCTCAACTCCCCTTATCAGTCTGCCGGATATAGGGGATTGTATATACCCATCCTTCTTGTACATCTGCCACATCTTCTGCTTGAACTCCCGGACTTTTACAAAGAAAGGTATTTTATCCAGTTCCTCCAAATTAGATTCTGTATATAGCAATCTAAATGTCATTTTCTTACTCTCAACATACTCCTCATCCGTAATTTCCTCCCTATTGAAATAGAATTTGGCCAGGTGTCTGTGAATATCACTATCGTCAAATGTGTACTCCATCAGCTCGCACAGTATGCGCAAGTGGTATGATGAGTAATCGAACTCTACGAAGTAATCGTTGGATGGTATGAATACCTCTCTAGACTTATCGCCCTTGTTGAGCGCTGCGAAGTTTAGCCCGTTAAAGGCATTTGAGGGCCTTCCTGTGGCCGTATAGAGGTTGTATGAGGTAAATACCTTATCACCGTCTAAAGAGGCCTCAGAATGCTTTATATTGAAGTGTTCTTCTATCCCTCCTGGGGCCACTCTGATCCCCTGGCTCTCTATGCTGTAGAATACATCAACTGCCTGTTTGCCATATAGGTTGTAGGCTGGTTGTGTTAACATCTTCCTGACGTCGGGAAAATGGTCTACTATGGCCTCTAGCTTCTCATAGTGCTTTGCTATTGGCACCACTCTGTTGATATCGGATTGATTGGAATAGCGTTGGTAGAGGAATTTATGGGCTTGGGTATCGAAGGTTGACTCGACTACCTGAGTGTTGTTATACAGGTATAGGGCTGTTTTAAGGCAGTATACGTGCCTTCTCCTACCGAAGTAGTATCTGAGCCTCTTTGCATCTATAGCGTAGATATAGCCTATCAGGTTTCTAATGAGGTTATCTACGGACTCGTATGTGAGGCTTAGCGACTCACTATGGTCTATTGGCAGTATGAACCCGGCTCTTGACTTTACAGGCCTTATGTAGACTAGCGATAGTGGGGATATTGCGTTATGGTAGTTTGGATTGTGGGTTACCACATCCACATAACATTCTCTCAAATCATATTTGGAGAACTTTTCTAACTGTTCTTGCGTCTCTATGATATAATACATTTCACAACCTTTGACGCAAAGATAGGACTACTTGTGGTATTGTATCAAGTTTGTTAGATAATTTTTTATTCCGGGTATCAAATGCTCCTGTTCTTTTATCGCCTGCCTGTTCTCACTGATCACCCCAGGGACGGTGTATAGGGGGTTTGTAGTATCATCTAACACTTTTCCGGTTATCCTCCACTTTATCACTGCCTGTGAGTACAGCGGGTTTGGTATAGTGGCTGTATACACATCCTTAGATACTTCTGTTATGGTTTCAAATCCGCTGTTCACCCGTATGGTGAAGTACCTTAGTATGTACCCTTCGCTGTAATTCTCCTCTGTAGGCACTGGATAGTGGTACGTTGGGGTTGCTGCGGTGTTTCTATCGCTTCTGGTTGATGTGTTTATTAGCTCTTTGGCCTTGGGTGTGAAGTTTGGGCCTTCGAAGAATTTCCCATCAGAGGTTGCATAATAGTACCCCTTATAAGAAAGTCCTGTGTCCTTATAGATCAATCCTGTTTCGGAATATTGATTAGGGGTTATCTCTGATTGCGGGTAATACATTATGGGGATGTGGTTTTGTTAGGTTGGTTTTTCTATTTGTAAGTGTTTCTAGAATAGGCCTTTTAATAGTTGTATTGAGTTTGATATCATTCTTCCGAATGCTCCTGATGGTGAGAAGTATAGCGGGTACTTAACGAGTACGCTTTTCGTCAGCTCTAGTTTGTCTGGGATTATAACTCCTAATCCGTCTACGGCATTTTCATTCAAGTAGGGGACTTCATAGCCATCTACAGAAGGTTGTATAACTTTACTATACATTGCTACAAACTTGGCATCTATATCACTATTTAAACTAATATTTGGGAAAGTGTTCCTCAGTTCATGGATAAAATATTGAGATATGTTTACCACAGTCTCATCTATAATAGGCCCTAATTCAGATATATTACCAGTCGATAAGTTGATTATTTCTGAAATAGGAACGGTATACAATCTCTCAAGCATTGATCCTTTCCCATCTGTTAATTTAAATATACCCTGATTATATCCGGAGGTCGTGTTACTTGTAGCTAGTTTGAGACTATCTTTATATTTATTGGGTTGGTTAGCGGCCAGCTTACCCAACACTCCTTTTTTATAAAGTAATTGAAACACTGTAGTAGAAGTAATATTGATCTCTAACCTCTCAGAAAGCACATCACTCATAAAGCAGAACGCAGCATTATAATCTCTCACAGCCTTTTTGAAATCTTCTACAGCAGTGTTAGCTATAGCTTGGACTTTTGCTGCAGCAACTTTACCTTTTGCCTTAGACTCTTCTTGCCTTTCTAACTGATCTAACAGACAGAATTGGGCTGTCAATGTGGTTGTCCAATCGGGTCTGGTTATCTCTTGAGATATCCTTGTTACTATGAATCCTATCTTCTTATCGGAATACTCTGCAGGCAGCACATCGTCTTGTATTGTGAATATCTGGCCTATCACTACTCCACCTATCCCGTCCATCTTTATCTCTAATGACAGTGGCACGATGCCTTTATAGTCCGTGCCCCTTTCTACCGACACTATCAGATTGTTCAGATATACATTCAATGCCGATACCTGAACGGTGTTATCAGCCTTCCCGGTCAGAATGTTATTATTGACGTATGAGAGCAGTACTCTGATATTGTTGTTTAATAGATCCTCTTCTTTCGCCTTCTGTTCAGCCTGGTTTGTGGCTACATTCTTGGTCTGTGCTGAGTTCTTGTACAGTCTGTTTACTACCCCCTTGTTCATGAACACGTTGGTGGAGCTTTGGTATGAGCCTATGTTCTCCACGTTCTGTGCTGCTATCGCTATCATTGATGCCTGCTCTTCGAATATCTTAGACATCACTTTGTGCTCCCTCACCGTTGTGCCGGTACCGGAGATGTTTATCATTGTTTTGGATGCATAGGTTGCTTTTTCAGGCTCTTCTACATAGTGCTTGTCTATTATAACAGCCCTATTGTTCTCTACGAATACGTCGAAGTAGTTTACTGAGCCTAGTGCGTAGGCTACCTCATCCATAATAGCCTGTAACAGTGTTTTGCATGTCACCCTGCCGCCATTGGCTTTGTGTGTGGTCTTGTATATGCTTAGTATACGGCCTATGTTGACATATATGTTGCCTATGACTCCCAGGTTAGTGGTGCCGTATAGGTATTCCTTATTCAGTTTCGTCACCACTCCCCCTTGTATAGGCAGCACCTTAGGGCTAAATCCGTCTGGGTTGCCTAATAGATTGGCATTAGAGTTCTGTATTAGGCATACGGAGTTGTCTATGGTCATGGCATTGTAGGAGGACACGCATAATCCATTACCTAAGTTATCAGGAATGCCTGTCACAGGTATCTCATATACTGTTACAGAGGTTTTGTTTGGGGTGAACAAAGATGCCTTCTCATTCATAATCGCCACGAAATATGCCAACTGCATATATGAATTCATCTTCATATCCATATTCGTTACGTTAGACATTGCAGAAACTGCTTGTCCTGCCGTAGGAACCTGACCCGCTGGCGTATTGCCAAATGAATATATGTTAGTGTCTATACCGGCTAGGCTACCGTTTATTGGGTAAGACCCTCCAACAGTTGCAAGGTTCTCCAACAACAGTTCAAATTCATCCTTCACCTCACCATTAGGATTGGTCACGTTTGGATCCCCACCAGCGCTATCCACTCGTAATCCAGATATGATTTCTCCCACGCTTATCAGAATAGTGGTACACTCAAATCCCCCATTCGGCAATAGAACGTACTCATAGTTCTTTATGAGCCCTAGCATTCCTTCGTAGTTGCCTCTGTTCTTTATATTCAGATCATCTAGCTGCTTGTATATGCCATCTATGGTTATGTTTGATTCGAAGCATTTCACGCCTACGCCATCTGCATTCCGCATCACAAAGTTCTTACTAGCTATGCTACTCTTACTATCATCTAGGTACTTTGACCATCCCCACTCCAATACTACTGGGTAGAATGGTTTCATGTATAGGGTGATGAAGTCTTCTAGCTGCTTAAGATCCCATACGAAGAACTTTACCACGGCCTCTCTCAAAGACCCATAGGCCCCTTTTGAGGATATGCTAACGCTTGTGATACCGGGCATGGGCCTTAGACCGTAGTCTTTGTTGCCTAATGTGGAACTTCCATACACGGCCTTTTCATCAGCTATACCCCTTCTAAGGGTTGCCGTACCATCTGCGTTTAAATACAAAGATCCTCCTTCCAATATATTCTTCTTAGCTAGGTCGGTGGAGCCATTGAATTCTACTAGTGAGGTCATTCGTACCCATGGAGACTTTCCTGATACGTACTGTTGGAGCTGTATAGGCCTATCCCCTTCTATGGCTAGCAGTGCCTGTCTGGCTAATATTTGTCCTTCTATATGCGGTTTAAAGGTGTCTTTGAATATAGACATGGTGTCATAACGGTTTTATAGTGAGTTTAGTTCGGAATAGGCTGCTCTAGCCTCCGATACATTCGCAGGTATCCTGAATTGGGTACCGGGTTTTACAAAGATACTGTCTCCCTTCATACCATTGGCAGATGCTAGGATCCAGTAGTCGTTTATGTCTCCGTAGTATTCATATGCTAGCATGTCTATCCTGTCGCCATATACGGTGATTATGTAAATGTCGTTGTTGTCGTATGGGATGGGTGGGTATTTCATGGCTTTGAAGTATCTCCTACCGGTATCCTGGTCCTTAAGTATGGGCGTATCTTTATATCTCATCTATCTACTTTTTGCTTTCTTCTATTTTAGGACGATATTTGCCATCATTATTTAGCCAGTTTACACCACCGTCTTTACCATCTATACCTATAAACGGAGCATTCTCTGCTTTTCTAGGCAAGAAGTTATATATCGGTATGAAGTTCATGCTGCATTTTATCATGTGTGGGAGCTCTTTCATGTCCACATCTTCCCCCTTCTCAACCTCATCAATAGTATCTCCCAGTTCGTGTCCTCATCTATGGTCATGTCTAATGATG